TGGTATACTCCTTAAACCGACGACACTTTATATTACTTTATTGCCAAATAAAATCAAGTGCAAATATACAAAAAAGTCGTAAATATATTGAAATGAAGCCAAAAAGTAAGTTTTTAACGCTATTAAATCAAATTACTGAAGACGTCGACCCACAAGCCGTCGACCCGCAAGCGATTGGTCAAGGTATTGCTCAAGGTGTAAGCGGTATTAATACGGCTAAAACCAACTATGATGCTGTTTTAGCGCAAGCGTTCGCACAACACCCAGACGGTCAAGAAGCTTTAAAAGACCCCGCTAAACTTCAAGCTTTGTTACAAAAAATTACGCAAGCTAGTTCTACAACTAGTGGTGATTCATCTAATGTAAGTGTTCCTTCAGGTGTTACCCCTGCAGTTTAATATGAAAAAATTTGACGCAATAGCAGATAGTATATTTCGTACTTTATTAGAAGCTCCAGTACCCCCTGTAGCTGCTACTCCAGAACAACAACCTACTACGCCTGCTGCTGGTTTAAATCAAACCGGACAACCACCTCAGCCGTTAGGAGGTCAACCTGAACAAGTACCACAGACTTCTCAGGAGACAACAAACTGGGAGACTACTTTATTAGATATGGCTAAAAACGCTATTATGACGGTTAGAGACAATCCTAACTTAATAAGTGATGAAGATGCTAAGGTACTAACCACACCAGTTACACAGCAAAACAAAGATGCTGGTATTATGGCGGTGCTTGGTAAATTACAGGGTAAAGCTTAAGACTTTAAGTATCTGTTAGCAAAAGCTTGATTACGGCCGGTCATTTCTTTACCGTTTACATGTCGTATGTATTGTGCTTTAACTTCTTTATCGTTTCCGGTAACTACACCATCTAAAAACTTAGGAAACTTTCCTAATACACCATTAAAGGCAAAGTCTGTTAGCATTTCTTTTTTGCTGTTGTCAAGACGATCAAATGCACCAGGCCCGAATCTAAAGTCTGTTATTTGTTTTGCCCTGGTAGCAGCAGTTTGTATGTCTTTTTTTAACATTTCAGTAGCCTGTACATCTGTAACACCACGAGAAAAGTTCTCACCAGGTTGTAACTTGTGGCCATATGCAATAGTATCTGCACCACCTTCTACACTCTTGTGCGGATGCCATAAACCGTGCTTAAAGCCTGCTTTTATACCGTTTTCTACGCTTTTTATGTAGTTAATAAAATCAGGGGTAACTTGAAACTGGCTGTTATGTATATAGTGCTGAGCGAACGTAGGTGGGGGTGGAGGAGGGGTAGTATTTGGCACGATAAATTCCTTTTTTAAACTTTTTCCTATTGCAGCCATATCAATATTTACTATTAATGTAAATAAATGTATGATAGTAAAATACAAAAACAAAAAGTATAGCAGTGATGATGTACCTATATTTTTGTTTTTTAGATCGGATGCCAATAAGAGAGAGTTTATTGATATATTGGCAAACTATGAAGATTCTGGTGTTTATATTAAGTTAAACTGTATAGATATTGCTTTACTTGGCAACACAGTAGTAAGGAACAAGAGAGCTGCTTTACATCTTAGATTGGATAGTATTGCGGAGAAAAAAGACATACAAAGGTATTTGTTTAACTCTAATGAAGAAAGCAATGCTGTTATATCTACCCCACCTGATATAAAGCCTAGTATATTAGAAGATTGGATTGAAAAGCATACTAAAGACTTAATTTAAGTTGATATTATTTTAAATACCTCTACCATAAGGTATGGGTAAATTTACATCAACTAAAGTCATTCCGTTAGGTTCGGCTGCTTTCAGACAGCCCTACGCTCAAAGCCATTGTCATTTTATTCATGGCTATCGTTTACAGGCCAAGTTTTGGTTCTCTTGTGATACATTAGATAACAACAACTGGGTTATTGATTTCGGCGGTCTTAAGCAACTTAAAACTGCTCTAGAAGAATATTTCGACCATAAAACAGTGGTTTGGGCTAAAGACCCTGACTTAGATATGTTTAAACAACTAGAAGAACGTAAGATGATTGAACTAGTAATTCTTGAAGACGGAGTGGGTATTGAAAGGTTTGCTGAACTATGTCATAAACTAGCAAACGAACACGTTGAAGACTTAACTAATGGAAGATGCTGGTGTGAAAAGGTAGAAGTTTGGGAACATGAAGGCAATAGTGCTATATTTGAAACTATACCTCAAAGTGGGTGGAAAAGCTAATAACATATAATATAATACCTCTATGTCTAATATTGACCCTAATACAACTTTATTTATTTCAGACGATTTTGTGTTCTATACTCTAGAAGGTGAAGGCCGGTATATCGGTTATCCTTCAGTGTTTATGAGAATGGCTATGTGTAACTTAACCTGTATTGGTTTTAAGAGTGAAGACTCACCAAACGGTTGTGATAGCTATATTAGCTGGTCTAAGAAGAATAAAATGACGTTTGAAGAGGTAGCTCAGTTATTTGAGAAGAATGACTACCATGAACGTCTAAAAGAAGGTGCATTACTTAAGTTAACTGGTGGTGAACCTTTTATTCAGCAAAAGAATCTATTACTGTTTGTTAAGTTTATTAGAGATCGTTGGGGTTTTAAAAACTACAGCAGAACATTAACAATGGAAGATATTGGTAGACCTACATTAAATATAGACTTTGAAACTAATGGTACTATTATGCCAGATGAAGAATGGTCTCGTATTGGTGTACATGTAACATATACTACTTCGCCTAAACTATCTAGTAATGGAGACCCTGCTGATAAACGCTATAAGCCAGAGGTATTACGTTATCTAGCTGTACATGATGCTTGTTTTAAGTTTGTAGCTAAACAAGAGTCAGACTTAAATGAAGTATTAGAAAACTATCTTAATAGCCCTGAAGTAGCTGTACGTTCAAGTCAAGTATGGATTATGCCAATGTGCGGTAGTCGTAAAGAGTTATTAGAAGTTGGGCCTGTAGTGGCTGAACTATGTAAGAAATATAATTTTAAGTTCTCGAACAGAATGCACTTGCAGGTTTGGGACAAAGCCCTTAAAGTATAATATATGAGTTACAATCCAAATCCTAAATCACATTTTTATATTAGCCTAGGCAAAAGCGTTATTCGCATTCTTGCGGGTTGTGCTTTGTTTGTAGGACATACAGCTTCTGCCGGTGCTCTACTAGTAATTGCTGAACTTCTTGGCATTGTCGAGGAGGTAGTATGAGCTCAATAATTAAATTTCTTCAAACAGAAGATAATAAAGAGGGTATTGCTTCTATCGTGCCTTGTACTATTGAGTTTACAATAAGCGGAGCCGCTACTACTGGGGAGTTAGTTGAGCAGTTTACCTATTTCTTAAAGGCTATGGGTTATTATGTACCTGAAAACGCTCAGCTTGATTGGGTAGATGTTGAAACCGGTCAACCACCTGAAGATGATGAGGTTGCCAATATCAGTATAAAGCGTAAATTTAAAAAATGAGTCATTCTAAACTTAGCAAAATAGGTGTCATTGGTACACAGTGTGTGGGTAAATCTACACTTGTTGATGACATGATTATACAATGGCCACAGCTTGTAAGACCTGAAAAATCTTATCGAGACTTTATTAAAAGCAAGAAACTCAAGATTAATAAAGAAGGCAATAAAAAATCTCAAGAAACTATACTTAATTTTCTTGTTGATGAAGCAATGGCTAACTACGGTAAAAAGAAAATGGTTTTCGATCGTACACCTATTGATAATTTGGTTTATTCTTTATGGTTGTTTGAAAAAGGCTTAGGAGATATTGATGAAGCTTTTATTGATAAATGTGTTAAACAGGTAAGAGAAGCTACTAAATTCTATTCTGTTATTTTTTATATACCTCTAACTAAAGAAAACGATGTCCTTCTTCAAATGAAGGAAAATAGAGATATAGACCCAGTGTATCGTGGTGAAATAGCATTATTATTTGATGGTTTATTTAAAGCTTGGGAAAGCGGTAAATCGGGATTTTTCGATGCTGATGATTGTCCGCCTATTATTCCGGTTTACGGAAATCCATTAGAACGTATTGCACAAATCTCATTATATATTAATGAAAAGTGTGAGTTTTTTGGAGAAGAAGACTCTTTAATAGCAAAAGACATTAAAGAACAAGAACTCTTAGCTACTCAACTTGGATTACCACCTGATAAGAATCAGATTAAAATATAATAAGTATATAATATGAAATTTAACGAAGCAGTTAACTATATCTCTGAAAACATGCTTGATGTAGAGATGGCTAAACCGAAAAACCCAGAAATCGAAAAGCTTGTAGCACAAGGCAAAGGCATGCCTTACTGGAAGGCTCGTCAAATGGCTAACAAAGCTGGGGCTGGTGCTGCACCTGCCCCTAAAGCTTCAGCCCCTACTGGTGCTACTAAGATTGATCCTAGAGATCAAGAAAAAGTAGACGCTTTAGTTGCACAGGGAGTTGCACCAGAAGAGATCTACAAATCATTAAAAAATACTTTACCAGGTGAAAGACCTTTTGTTGGTAACATGCAAGATGTGCAAGCAATGATTAATGCTGCTCAAGGAGAAGAGGCACCTGCTGATTTAGAAGAACCTCAAATCGATCCTGCTGAACTAAGGAAAGCAGCTATTAGAGATCGTTTAGCAAAGTTCGGTATGAAGGTTACTCCAGTAGATAAGAGCAAAGCTGCAGACAAACTCAAAGCTTCTATTGGTAAAATTAAATCAAGGGGTAGAAAATCTTCTGGTGAAGAGCTAGCTGGTTTTAAGGAACCAGAACCTGAAGAAATCGTTGGTGGTACAGGAAGTCAAAATCCTTACGACTACGAAGGTCAGGACTGAGTTAAGTATTTTTCGGTAAGAACTACAAACTTCATACCTTTTTTAGCCGCGTACTCACTCGCGGCTTTCCATTTGCTCTGATTCTTGTGCCACATTAACTGCTCATACAGTATAGTACTTTTTCTTTTCCTATCATTAGATTGTGGTGGTTGAGTTTGAGAGTATGGTTTTAACTCAATCAAATATTTTTGTATTGTGCCGTCTTTTTCCTTGATTGCTGCTACTAAATCTACATAATAGTTATGTACTTTATTATCAATACTACTATAATAAGGAACTACTATGCCTTCACTCGCCCAAGCAGTAACGTTCGGATTTTGGTCAAAGAACAAAAAGAAATCTCTTTCTAATGAAGACCTATACACAGGATTACCATTACCCATATATTTGTTTTTGTTAATAGGGGTATAAATTCCTTGAATATATTTGCTATTCTTTGAAGACATATTATATTATATATTTACTTTATGATTATACCGCAAAACTTTGTAATACAGACGTTCTATCAGTATACAAAGCGTCCTACGTATAAAAAGAATACTAACACGTATACTGGCGAATGTCCATACTGTCATGAAGGTAAGAGTGCTGGTAAGAAACGCAGGTTTTTCTATATTCCTGAAGACGACCACCTATACTGTCATAACTGTAATGAAAGTAAGAACGGATTAGAGTTCGTTAAAGAAATGACTAACTTGCCTCTGAGCGAAATACTCTCTCAAGCCGGTTCTCATGCAGATACAGTAGAAGATGTTATTAAGAAGTCAGACTTTTATAAGAAAGCTAACCCTAATCCTTTACCATACGATAGTATAAACTTATTCGACAGTAATCAGGTATCGTTTTATAAAGAGAACCAGGTAGTTAAGGATGCTCTTGAGTTTATCAATAAGAGACGCTTAAACACTGCTATAAACAAACCTAAATCGCTTTGGATTAGCTTAACTGACGTTACTCATAAAAATAGAGTGGTGTTTCCGTTCTATAATACAGAAGGTAAGATTGTAACCTATCAATCAAGAGCATTGTATAAAGAGGATGAAGATAAAGCAAAGTATCTATCTAAAGTTAACAGTGATAAAGGTGTATTTAATCTAGATAAAGTATCGCCTGATATAGAATATATATTCTTACAAGAAGGCCCTATTGATGCTATGTTTTTACGTAATAGTGTAGCACTAGCTGGTATTCACCCTACTGAAGAACAGTTAGAGTTAATACAAAAATCATACCCTATGCACGAACTAGTATATGTACTAGACAATCAGTGGGTTGATGTTACTTCTTATAAAGTAACTAAAGAGTTATTAGATAGAGGAGAGTCGGTGTTTATTTGGCCTAAAGAATATAGTCAGTATAAAGACTTAAACGAGCTTTGTACCAAACAAAAGCAGGATGAAATACCGCACAACAATATACTACAAAATACCTTTAAAGGTATGAGAGGTTTTATACAGTATTCTTTAGTTAAAAAGCCGGTTTAACGAGAAGTAATGCGGCTAGTAGCATCATGAATCTTTTTACCAGAACTTGTAACAACAGTCTTAAACAGTTCTGCTAAACCACGTAAATTTTCAGCTAACTTAGTGATACGTTTTTCTTCACGACGAACAATGCCCTTAAAAGGAATAGAGTTACGCATTTCTAACGCATTAATCTGCGCATTTAAACTGTTTTCGTCTGTACCGTTAATAAAAGTAGCCATATCATCAAGCTTCTTAATCCATTCACGTGCTTTAGCTACGCCTTCTGTATCAAGTTTAAGAGCTGGGTTCTTTGCTCCATCAAAAGCATCTGGTTTAGTGTTAGGGTCTAAAGTTTTACCATATGCTGCTTTTTCAGCATCAGCATCATTCGTTACTGGTGCAGGAGCAGGAGCAGGAGCAGCGTTTGGAGCTGGCTTAGCTTCCATATTTGTCATTAAATGTTCTTTAATGGTTTCTTTTTGTACATTTTTAGCAAACTGGGCCATGTGCTTCATGTGCGGGTTTTTGCTGTGTAAAGCTTTATCTAGTTTTGCAGCAGGAATCTTTTCACCTTGCTTTACATGTAGTGCTTTATGAAGACCGCCTTTTTTAACATGTGCATGTTGAATCCATTTTGGGTCGTTTTCTTTAACAGGAAACGTTTTACCACCTAATTCAAAAGTATCTTTACCGGCTGCTTTAGCTTGTTGATCTTTATAATGCATTACACCTGCACCTTCTTTATCTAAAGCTTTGCCTTTTTCCTTGACTGGAAATGTTTTATCGTCTAATTTAAATGAGTCTTTACCAGCTTTTTTAGCCTCAATGTCCTTTAAATGCATAATACCAGGATTACTTTCTTTATCTAGATCTTCTTTAAGGGATTGAACAAATGCATCTTGGAACAGGTTCTTCATATACATTATTTACTACTTTTTTATTGAATTTCTATAAATCTACACTATTATAACCATATGTCAAAAGCACTAGTCATATTATCAGGCGGTATGGATAGTACCGTATTATTACATTATGTAACTAAAACGCTCAAATACGATGAAGTATATGCTGTTACTTTTAACTATGGACAGCGGATTGCTCGAGAGATTGAATGTGCTAAGTTTCAAGCTAAAGCATGCAATGTAAAAGAGCATAAAGTCATTAATATGGATTTCTTTAGAGATATCTCTACGATGTCTGCTTTAACTAATACTAATCTCAAAATACCGAAAGCTAAAGATGATATCGGTAATGCACAGCCCTTGAGTTACGTTCCTTTTAGAAATTTACTTTTACTTACTTCAGCTGCTGGTTGGGCTGAATCTATTGGGGCTCAAGACCTGTTTTACGGTGCAGTAGAAACCGACGACTTTAGTGGTTATTGGGACTGCACGTCAATGTTTCTTAATAAGGTTAACGACATATACGGTCTTAATCGCAAAAACACGATTAAAGTTAATGCGCCGTTTATGCGTTACTCTAAAGAAGAGGTTATTAAAACCGGTATTGACTTACAAGTAGACTTTAGACAAACACATACCTGTTATGAAGGTACAGATCCTGCTTGCGGTGAATGTGTGTCGTGTGCTGCACGTATAAAAGGTTTTATTGACAACAAAGCTATTGACCCTATTAAATATTCACGTAATATTCCTTGGGAACAATACGATTGCAAACCTTTAACTTATTTAACATAACATG